AGGGTCGTGGTGGCAGTACACGTTGGCGCAAGGAAGCAATCCTGCGTGGCATCCGAGTCAAGTTCGGTGGTGGCACACGCAAGTCACGCATGGGTCGCAAGCAGTACGCCATCATGAGCATCTATCAAGCGAACCCTGCAGGGGCTATCTACGACAACGCAGGTTCAGGCCCATCGGACTCAGCGTTCGTGCAGAACCTTGATAACCAAGACAAACCCCACAAGGACGGCGAGCGCAAAGGCAGGAAGGGCGCATCTCGTTACATGTGGCCCGGTGCAGAATCAGCGATGCCAATGCTCAGAGAACAAGCACACATGATCCTCAACAATGTGGTGCAAGAGTTCAACCGTAGGAAGGCTTTCTAATGGCAAACATTGTTCTGCCTTTTGTCACCACGTATGACGACAAAGGCGCAAAGAAAGCAGACCTGTCTCTCAAGGGTCTGATGAAAACACAGCTCGGTATGGGCGTGTCTGCAGCTGCCGTGGCGCAACAGGTTGGAAAGGCTGTCAAGGCTTTTGCTGAGGATGAGGCACAACAGAAACAACTTGCTCTGGCAGTGCAGAACTCGACAGGTGCATCTAATGCTCAAGTGCGAGCCATCGAGGACACCATCCAGTCGATGCAGTTTCAAAAGGCCGTATCGGACGGTGAGCTTCGCCCAGCCCTATCGACCCTTGTCAGGGCTACTGGCGATGTCACCAAAGCACAGTCTCTTCTCAATCTTGCCCTCGACATCTCTGCCGGTACAGGCAAAGATTTGCAAGCAGTTTCAATTGCACTTGCCAAGGCTCAGGGTGGCAACGTCACAGCCCTCACACGGCTCGGTGTGTCGCTCGATGCAAACGCTGTCAAGACCAAAGACTTTGACGCGATCACGCGCGAACTGTCCTACACCTTCAAGGGTGCAGCTGACGCTGCAGCGAACTCGGCTGAGGGTGGATTCAAGAAACTACAAATCGCAGTCGATGAACTGTATGAAACTGTCGGAGGCAAACTTGCTCCTGTCTTGGGTGACTACGCAACGGCTACTTCAAAGATTGCTCAGGCCACTATCGGTGCTGAGGGTCAGACCTCTGGCTGGACTAACAAGCTCTTTGAACTGGTCACACGAGTATTGCCAGCGACCCAGCAGATTGGATTCCTGAACTCTGCAGTCAAGGGCTACGCAGGTACTGCTCGCACAGCAATCACCGAGACTCGCAACTTGTCGCGCCAGTTCCGTGCCTTCGAAGGTCAGATGATGTCTGCCTACGAGAACGGCCTGAAACCAACCAAGGAAGAACTTGAAGCAATCAAGCGAGCACAGCAGGCTGCAGCTAACGCCACAGCCGAGCACACCAAAAAGCTCAAAGACTTTGTCAAGAGCGCATTGACCACAGCCAAAGACGGTCTGAAGTCTGCTCGTGAGGAGATGGACAACTTCTCCAACTCCCAGAAGGAAGCCATCACAGGATTCGTGTCGCTGTCAGACGCTGTCAAGACACAGACCGATTCCGAGGATGCCTACCAAGATGCTCTCAGACGACGCACAGAGGCGTATGAGGCGCTCAATCAGGCAGGTGCAGCAAAGGATGCTCAGGCATACGCAGACGCTCTCACAGAGGTTGCCAACGCAGAAGCAGGTGTGACCAAAGCACAACAGGATCGCAAGAGCTACGGTGCAGCGTTTGCTGAACAGATTGCCTCGGCTAAGAAGTTTGCTGAGAACTTGCAAACACTTGTCGGTAAGGGTCTTGAGAAAGACGGTCTTGCACAGTTGTTGAACCTCGGCCCTGTTGCCGGTGTGCAGGTCACAAACGAACTCATCTCAGGCACAGGCTCGCTCACGGTCACTGGCCTCAACGAGTCGCTCGCATCCTTGTCTGCCACAGCTGGCACTTTCGGCGCGTCAGCAGGTCAAGCGTTCTTTGGTGGCAATGTCGCAGCTCAAGAAAAGAACGTCTCAACTGTAAACAACTTCAACATTCAAGTGCAGGCTCTTGCAGGTAACGAACTTGAAGTCGCCAAAAAGATTGTTGCTGCTTTGCAGGTCTATCAAAAGAAGGTCGGCAAAGTGCCGATTACGGTGGGCTGATGGCTTTTCCTACCACCAAGATTGAGATTGCTTTCAACGATGGGCCGTATGTTGCAAGCCCCACGTGGACTGATGTCACGACTGATGTCAGGTCGCTGTCGGTCAAGCGTGGACGCACTGACGACTATTCGCAATTCCCTACTGGATCAGCCACAGTGGTGCTGTCTAATCGCACCGAGAAATACAACCCTCTCAACACGGCTGGCGTGTACTACGGCAAGCTCTTGCCTCGTCGCCAAATACAAATCACAGCGTTTGCAGTTGGTGGCTACCAGTCGGTATTCCGTGGTTACATCTCTGGCTGGCCTGTCTCATGGACGCAAGGAGGCCTGGACTCGACGGTCACTATTCAGTGTTTCGACATGCTCGGATTGCTTGCAGACACACAGTTCGCAGCTGACTGGTCATACCCGGTCATTAGCAACGCTTCACCAACTGCCTACTATCGACTGCAAGAACCAGTCAGTCAAACTTTCTTTGTGGACACAATCAACCCCACTGCTATTGGCACAAGGATGACGCAATCCAGTGGTGCTTTCAGTTACCTCAAAACAAACTCTCTGACACCCGGCTTGCCTGCAGGTGGCACAAACTTGCAACCTGCAAACTCATGGACTGCAATCGGAGGCGCAACAGGCAGCTTCTCACTTGGCGCTTGTGCCATCAGTTTCTGGTGGAGAGCATCACGATCAGGAGTGCAATCAACTCCGTTTACCTTGACCAACAAACTTGTGCAACTTGAAGGAGTAGTTACCAGTGCTGGAGCTTTGCAAGTTCGAGCCTATGGTTCTGCCAGTTACGAACAAAGCACCTCAACTTTGTCCACTTTGAACGACGGTGAAGCGCACCACATTTTTGTTCAAACAGGCAACCTCGGTGCTGGTCAGGCTTGGATATTTATTGACGGACAATCCTGCGCCGGAGCAGTCACTACTGTCGCAAGTGGACGCACGTTTGCTTCAACACCAATCACTCTCACCTTGTCCGATGACATCTTTTCAGAGGTGGCTTATTGGGCGAAGAACACAGGGTCTGCGCCGTTTTCCTTCTCCTTTCCGGGTACTACCGAACAAGTGCAAAGTTTCTACGCATCAGCCAAACCGTATTTTATTGAAACCACTGCAGCTCGCACAACAAGGATTATGCAAACAACGAGCATCCCAGCTGCGCTTTATAACGTGACGACAAGCCCAGAAGGAACAGTTTCTGAAATCAATGTCGGTGGTCTCGTCGTGGCTGAACTACAAAAAACAGCCGACTCTGAAGGTGGCGATTTGTTTATTGACAAATCAGGTGTCCTTCAATTTACCAATCAGTCCTATGCCACAACCCAAGGTGGGGTAACAAGTGTTGCAACCTTTTCCGATGTCGCAGGCAACAACCCCTATGGACAGAACCTCGATGTCGAGTACACAGCAGATGACATCTCCAACGATGTGACTGTCACCTTTTCAAATGGTGGCAACGTACGCACACAGTCATCCAGTTCGCAAACATCTTCAGGTGTCGCATCAACCACCATTGACACTTACCTGTCTAGTTTCACAGGGGCGACAAACCTCGCCAACTATGAACTGACAGTCAGGTCGGTATTGAAGCCACAGGTCTCAGCCATCGAAGCATCAGTCGCATCGACTATGGCTCAATGGTCAAAAGTGCTAGACCTTGAACTGCTCTCGCCGTTTACGATTACGCGCACACCACCGGCAGGTACAGTCTTTACACAGAAGATGATTGTCAATAGCATCTCTCACGACATCAGTCCGTCTGGCTGGCGTACTTCTATTCAGGGGTCGGCTCGTTATGCAGGCTGGTTTGTGTTGGACTATTCAGCTCTTGATGGGCCTGATCTACTTTTATAAAGGAATAACTAATGGCAGTAAAAACATTTACAAGTGCGACCCTCTCATCGAGCGACACAAATACTTATCTAGCCAACGCTGGTCTGGTGTATGTCACTAGCGCAACTGTTGGCACAGGCGTATCGACCGTGACAGTCAGTTCGGCATTCAATAGCACCTATGACAGTTACAAAATTATTTATGACGGTGGAGTTGCCTCAACGACATTGACCCTCACCCTGACTTTTGGCGCTTCTGCTACTGGATACAACATGGCGTTGCCTTATGTCACTTATGGCTTAGGAGTGGCATCTGGTACAAGTTTGTCGAATGCAACGGCATTTTCGTTAGCAGGATACGGTACGACAAATTATGTTGGTTTGAATTTTGATGTGGCATCACCCAACCTTGCTCGCTACACCAGAATTCAAGGTGCTTACATTGCCGAAGCAGAAGCAGGTGGTTATTTTGGAATACACAAAGTTGCTTCGGCATACACGGCTTTTACTCTTACAACATCATCAGGAACTATTACAGGTGGCCAAATAACAGTTTACGGATACCGAAAGGGCTAGACCATGACTAAACCAAACATACAAATAGACGATGAAGTGCGTGAAATGACGGATGAGGAATACGAAGCCCTACTAGCAACAGGTTGGACAATGGAGGCCACTGATGAAACACTTAGCCCTGATTAGCCTGCTCGCCATCACCCTCACAGCCTGTGCAGACCGTACAAAAGTGAACTGCGAACGCATCAAAAACAAAGCACCCGGTGCAGTAACTACCAATCAAATAGGAGGAGGCCGTTGTGGCTAGAAACAAATTCACAAACGAGGAAATCAAAGCACGTCTAGTACTGACCGTAGGAATAGGACTCACAGCATCATTCCTATTCAGCGTCATAGCAATTCTGTACGGCGTTCTATTTGTCGTACAGCCTATGGAACAGGCCCCTAATGACGCAGAGGCTTGGTCTGTATTGTCCAGTATGTTGCTCACGCTTTCAGGTGGCCTCATAGGACTACTCGCAGGCAACGGCCTCAAAGACAAACCAAAAGACCCACCAACACCATGACACGCAAGTACCCCTACTACCCAGCGTGGGACGGCAAAAAGACACAACCAGTCACAGCCAAACTTGTTGATCTGTGCAACCGACGATGGAAAACAACCAACCTCGGAACATACGTCAATCGCCAAATGCGAGGCTCAAACAACCTCAGTGTCCACGCAACAGGGTTTGCAGCCGACATCAAATACAAAGACGAAAAGCAAGCGCGTGAAATGTGGGATTGGTTTCTCGGCAAATCAGAGCTGGGCGAACACTCCAAGATTCTCGGCATCTGCGAGATTCACTGGTACTCATTCGGTGACTACGGTGCTGGCTACCGATGCTCACGTGGAGAAGGAAAAGCAGGAGTCAAAATCTTTACAGCCACAGACAACGCAGGCCCCGGTGACGGCTGGCTACACATTGAGGTCGCAGACCAAACCCCAGAAGCCTTTGAAGCTGCATGGCGTTCACTGCCCAAACCTCAAAAGGACGCATAGCACCTTCTTGCCTTTCGGTGCTTTGCTAGGTGGATGGGGTAAGTTCTCCGACTCCCATCCACCACCACTCGCAGATTGTTTGCTAACTTGCAAACATTCCAAGCAAGGGAAA